GGACGGTTCACGCAGCAGCCGTGCTAAAAAATTGGGATGCGGTTTGTGTCCTAGTAAACGAACATTGTGAGGCATACAGGAACTTGGTCGAGGAAATAAATAAGGTAAATGTGGTAACATTAAATAACAATGCTTCTAATTAAGTTTAGGAGCGCAAAATTAAAAGTATGTCAAACGAAAAAAATAACAGTTCGATAGGCTTTATGAGCCTGCTTCAATTAGCTTTCATAATCCTAAAGCTATGCAATGTCATTACATGGTCTTGGATGTGGGTATTATGCCCAATTTGGGGCAGTATAACCTTAGTATTATTAGTTCTTATAATTATGTGGTGTGTGGGTGTAATATGGGAGAAAATAAACCGTAAAAGGTTTAATAAGAGTATTGATAAAATGAACAAACACACCCCTCTTTTAGGGAACTTATTAGAAAAAAAGTTTGAGGAATTGAGAAACAATAAAAAATAGTAGATGGTAGAAGATAAATTAAACAAAATGCGCGAAATGTTTAAAGCAAAGCGCAAAGCAATGAACCTAAGCCAAGAGGCTTTAGCCAATAAAATAGGTATGGCTAGGGTAACAGTCAATAGAATGGAAATGAGGCAAAAAAGCCCTTCTATTGAGCAGTACTTCAAATTGTGCGAAGCACTTGGAATAATCGTTACTTATAAAAGCGCAAAAGGCAAAAAAGCCTAGTACGGTTTTTCGGAAAGCCTATACATGTAGACACATGAATACCGTAAGCCTTGTTTGCGTTCTTCGTCCTCTGTATTGTCTTCGATAGACTCAACCATATATCTACCTTTTTCAGTAGTAATAATATCCCCAATGTGAGGCGCATGGTTGGCGTAGATAACAATAGAAAAGTATCCATCCTCGTAATACGTACATGTAATGTAAGGGTCAAAGTCTTTGAGTTGAAGTGTAGTTTCCATGTTTAAGAGTTTAGGATGTAAAAGTAACACGTGTGTATCAAGAAAACAAATAATTAATCATATTTTTTTATAATTATCGTTAACAATGGGGTAACAAACGATTAACTAGTTATGTAGCACTTATGATACTATCTTTGTGTTGTAAAACAAAAGGGAAATGAAAGCAATAGGGTACGCTACACAATACTATACTCTCTGGGATTACAGAGTAGATGAAGACTGGGCAACCAATGCTAACGGGGGACATTATCTTAGAGGGCACAAGCATATATACAGTTACATCAAAAATATAAGCAAAGACGAGGCAAAAGTTAAAATGCTATACCCTGAAATAGTACCAAGCATGGACTTGTTTGGCAAAACAGCTAGTTGGGAGCGATATACACCGATACCCACCTTAGAAAAGCAAAAAGCGGAATTAGCTAGAAAAGAGGCTACAACATTCCTTCACGATAACGGGGCAAAGGTTGAGTTAGAATTGAAAGAAGTTGAATCGTTTGGTTTTGAAACTCAATTTGGCATGTGCTACATATGTAAGTATATTAGCAAAGACGGTAATACATATATGTACAAAGGTTCTACACCACCAAACATTGATGATGAAACTTACACCAAAGTTAAGTGTACTATCAAGCACAATGAATACAACGGGGAGAAGCAAACGCATATTCAAAGGGCAAAAATCGGTGAGAACAACAGTAATACCTCAAACAAGTTTAGAGAATGTTAGTAAAGAAGATATATTAGTGCACACAAATAATATTGAGGGCTATTGGAATATTTTGAAAAAGCAAATTGACGGAATACATCATTCAGTAAGCCCCCAACATTTACAACGTTATTGCAATGAATCAGCTTTTAGATTCAATTTTGATAGCCGTATAATGACACTAATAAATATAGCTGATAAGTTAGAAGTAGATGTAAGAGACTTCCTTTAACAAAAATTATTGCCGCCAACGCTTTGCTGTTTGACATTTTAAACTACCTTTGTAAAACAAAACAACCCTGCTATATCACTTATGTCCTAATGAGGGAACCCCTAATGAGAGGGCTGATGTAACAGGTTCAGAGTGAGTATATTTGCACTCTTGTTGCTTTGTCGGGCTTAAACCGAAATAAAAATGGAGCGTGTGGGAATCGAACCCATAAGCGGAGAGTAGGAATTCTTGCTAGTGACCACCACTTCACGCCCCGAATGCTATTGAACCACAGAAGAATCTGTGGTTTTTTTGCTCAATAAGCTATATAAATTATCACCTCGTTCATTTAACTCTTTAATATAGTAAGCATTCTCTTTTGACTTCACACTTAACATTGCTGATATGCTACCAACAATTTGAGGTAATAATTAAGACTTACTTAACAAACGTTAAATTTACCGAATCAACAAAGCATTCTTCAACTTTTAAAGTTAGTGAACCTTCTTTTTGGAAATTATACAATTGGGTAAAATCAGAAGGGTATAACCCGTTTGCTTTAATGACTTGGTAAGAACCTAAATTCCACATTCAATACCTTAGCACCCTAACAGGTGCTTTTTTCGTTTATAAATTAATTTAATTACAAGTCAAGTAAAATAGTTAATTTTGGCTTTGAAATTATCAAATGTCTACAAATGCCGATTCAAAAAGGACATACCAATAATCCAAGCGGACGAAGTGTAGGGAGTAAGAACAAGCGAACTAAAGAATGGGAGGCACTAGGCGAATCAATAGTTAATGAGCATACAGAGCGATTTAACCGGTTATTAGCCGAAATTAAAGACGATGCCTTTTTAGATAAGTACATTCAAATCTTAGAATACTTCAAACCTAAGCTAGCGAGAACAACTTTAGAAGGGGGTGAAAAACCGATAGAAATTAGCACTACCATTAAATGGGGTAACAAAGAGGTGAAAGTATGATAATTTTCTCTCCAAAGCAAGAGGAAGCGATGGACGCGCTCGCATCAGAGCAGTACCAATTCATACTATACGGTGGTGCAGTCGGTGGCGGTAAAACCGTTTGGGGGTTAGGCGCATTATTAATAATGTGTCAAATCTTTAAGGGTTCGCGTTGGGTAGTCATACGTCAAGACTTGGAAAGAATAAGAACAACGACTATACCCTCTTTTAGGAAACTTAGCGCATCGGGCAAGCTACGTGAAAGCCCTTTTGAATACACACATCCCAATGGTTCACAGATACTTTTTAAAGGGGAGAACTATGATAATGATAAAGAATTACTTTGGTTATCGGGGTTGGAGGCGAGCGGTTTTTTATTCGAGGAAATAAACGAATGCCAGCAGCAAACATTAGAAGTAGCCTTTAGCCGTGCGGGGAGATGGGATAGTAACCCGCGACCAAGCCCAATAGTATTAGCGACATGCAACCCTTCTAAAGGATGGGTAAAAGAATTAATTTATGACAGGCATATCAATGGTACATTACCCCCAACATGGATATACATTCAATCGAAAGTACATGACAACCCACATCTAACACAAGCCTACATTGATAATTTAAAAAACCTGCCAAGATATAAATATGAGGTACTAGTTGAGGGCAATTGGGATTTACAAATGAAAGTAGGCGGGGAATTTTATAAATGCTTTGAACTGGAGAAGCATGTAGGCGAATGTATTTATAACCCTCAATTACCCTTACACATATCCTTTGATGAGAATGTAAACCCCTACCTACCTTTAGGCATTTATCAAATCGAAGGAACGCATATAAAGCAAATTGACGAGATAGCGGGTAAGAACCCCGATAATACAATACAATCTGTTTGTGATACTTTCAGGCGGCGTTATAAAGGACATACAAGCGGGTTATTCATCTATGGTGATGCAACAAGCAAAAAGGATGATGTAAAGCTAGAAAAGGGGTATAACTTCTTTGTATTAGTACGTGATGCGTTGGCAGAATTTAAACCTCAATTAAGAATATCCAAGTCAAACCCAAGCGTAGCCATGCGAGCGCAGTTTATCAATAAGGTATTTGAGTCTGAGTGGAATGGGTTAAAGCTGACAATAGATAAAAGTTGTAAACTCTCTATCCTAGATTTTGTAATGGTAAAAGAGATGCCAGACGGGAGTAAGAACAAAGAAATGGACACAGACCCTTTAACAAAAGTACGGCATCAAAAGTACGGTCATTTCTCCGACCTATTCGATTACCTTATATGCATGGCATTTGCTGAATTATATAATAAGTACCAATATGGTGGGGTTGGTCAAGGTACACGATTTTTAACAGGCGGGGAGTCGAGGAATAGGTACTAATTAATTTAAGAATAAATAAAATAAAATACTTTATTTTTGTAAAAAACTAATATGGCTTACTTAGGGCTATTTGATTATAAAAGTCTAATCCAAAAAGACAATCTATCACAAGTCATAGGCGGTGATTACGCTATAGTAAGCAAGGCAGAGGAAGCCGCGTTATTCGAAATAGAATCATATCTAAAAACGAAATACGACACAGATAGTGAGTTTACAGACACTACACAATATGCTTATAATGTAGTAAGGAATGCAAAAGTTAGGGTGTACTTAGATGCGACGGCATATTTAGCAACGTCTACCTATGCACTCCATGACTTAACATTATATTCAGGTAAGGTGTATCATTGTAAGACGGCGATAACAACGCCTGAGTCATTTGACATTACGCATTGGGATTTATTGGGCAGTCAATATGAAGTATTTTATATCACACTCCCTAACAATGAATGGAATTATGAGAAAGAGTATATAGCTAGTAATGTAGTATTTTGGGAAAACAAAAACTATACCGCTATTACGGGCAATATCGGCGAACAACCCGACACAAACCCGCATATTTGGGGCGCGGGTGTATCTTATACGGTGTCGGGTACTACGCTGCCAACTGACACAGCAAAGTGGACAAAAGGCGATAATAGGAATGCGCAATTAACGCAGTACATGGTTGATATTGTCTTATATCATATCCATACAAGAATAGCCCCACATAACATTCCTGATATAAGAGTAAAGAGATACGATGATGCGATAACATGGCTAAAGAATGCGGCAAAGGGGGATTATATAAATGTGAGTATACAAAAGTACCAACCTCGTAAAGGCGGGAGAATATTATTCGGTTCAGCTTTAGCGAAACAAAATAATACCTATTAACCTATGGCTAAGAAAACAAGGATAAGCAATAAGACAGAGACAGGAAAGATAGCCTTAGCCCCTAACTTTATCCAGCGTATACGTCAAGACGCGGAAACAAGGCGCATAGCTATAGCTGAGGCTGAGAACGCTATTTACCCACATCGTACACGGATGCAAAAGATGTATCTTAACACGGCTGAGAATGGTTATGTAGCTGCATGTGTAGAACGTCGTAAAGATTTAACCTTACTGCGAAAGATTGAATTTCACACTAAAAGTGGCGTAGATAGTAAGGCAATGGAATACTTTTACCATACCAACCACAGCGGACACAATACGCGCAAAGATTGGTTTGACGATGTATTGAATTACATTTTAGACGCACAGTTTTATGGTTATTCACTAGTATACTTAGGTGATGTAATGGAATGGGAGTTTGTGAACACGGAAATTATCAAGCGTTGGTTAGTTTCACCCGATAGAATGATGGTAACATCGTATGAAGGTATGACTACAGGCACTAACTTTATAGAAGATGAAAGAGTAAAGAACTTTCATGTATACACCTCAACTCCGAGCAAGCACGGTACGTCAAGATGTGGGTTTGGATTATTCTTTGAAGTATCTATATACGAGAATTTATTACGGAATATATTAACTTTTAACGGTGATTATATTGAGGTTAACGTAGCTCCATTTAGGCAGGTAAAGACTTTCAAGACCGATGAACATGAGCGTGCGGAATTATACAAGCAAGCTATACAGATGGCGAGCAATGGCGTAGCAGTAACAGACCCAACGGATGAAATTTTGTTTCATGCGACAGGTGGAGGTTCAGGCTATATAGCCTTTGATAACTTTGAAAAAAGACTAGAGGCTAAGATAGCGCAATTAATACTAGGGCATCAGGATGCGATGGCATCAATAGCAGGTAAGTTAGGAAATGACAATGAAGACTCCCCTGCTCAGATAGCATTGAGAGACAAACAAACTAAGGACTGTGAATATTTGCTCAAAGTAGTTAACACAAGTTTGCTACCTAAGATGCGTTCATTAGGGTTTAACATCCCTGATGATTTAATAGCGGTCATGCCTAACGATAATGAGGGTACGGATACGGCTATGGATTTGGTTGGGTTAGCCGTTCAGATGAAAAATGCAGGGTTGCAAATGTCGGGAAAGTACTTTGAGGAAATGACTAAGATACCTGTAGAGGCTATGCAGGTTGTACAGGAAAATAATTTAAGCAAAAGCATTACCAATAAATTAAAAAACATATATGGGTAAGTTAGCATACAGCGAAAAGGAAATAGCCTCATTAATACAAGGCATTGAGAACGGCACAATTACCGAGCTTAATTTACCTGTGGGCTATTACAAGGCTTTTGCTAAATATCTTAGTGGGGCAGTTATGGAAGGGTTTGGCGCGGCAGTAGGCAATGTGAGTACTTTAGATATTCCTATCTTAAATGAGTTATTAACGAATACATACATCTTTAGTGCGGCGAAGACTTTTCAAATGACAAAAGAAATAACTGGGTTGTTAGTTGATGAGAATGGGGATGTAAGAAGTATGCGTGAATTTACAAAATTAGCACGTGGCAAATATGATGATTGGAACGAACATTACGGGAGGACGGAATATAACACGGCTATTTCGCAAGCTGATAACGCTGCAAAGTGGAAGGATATAGAAGAGCAAAAGGATTTATTCCCGATGCTTCAATATTCGGCAATAGGCGATGCTTGTGTAATATGTAGACCGTTGGACGGCATTACGGCTGGCGTTAACGATGCAATTTGGAATAAGATAGCTCCTATTAATCATTTTAACTGTAAATGTTTATTGAAACAAAGAGACGGTAGTTATAAGTCAACGGAAGGCAGGGGTGTTATTGTTGATGGTGTGGTGGATAAGATGAAAGAGAAGAAACAGGACATGTTTATTAATAATTCAGGTAAGACGGGAGAGATATTTACGAAAGAGCATCCCTATTACGACGTAGCAAAGGAGTACCGCGAATATGCAAAAAAGAATTTCAATTTACCAATTCCTAAACAATTAGTTGAGCAATGAGTTTAACGATTATCAATAATACACGTACAAAGCCTAACCTAGCACATGACATGGTAGCGGCATGCATTAAGCATTATCAAGCGTTTAAGCGACCTATAGATGAAATAGTTTTATCACCTCGAATGTGGTCTATGTGGCGGGATGCAGTACTTGATAAGAAGCCTGAATTAGAGCCTGATTTAGACCATTTCAACAAGATGGAAATGCGTGTAATGTATGGTAAAGCAGGGAGTGAATTAGTAATAAGAAAAGGGAGTGAATTACAAGTTGAGAATATGTATATAACCTTAAAAGACAGGGTAATAAAATGAGTGTACAAAGACGTTTTAACTTTGAGCAAGTAAAGGCTAACATAGCGCGAACAAAGCGCGACTTACCTATTATTGTCGCAAAGGTAACGGAAACACATTTTGCCGAGTCGTTTGAAAAGGGTGCACTTGATGAACATAAATGGAAGGAAGTACAAAGAAGAACACCTAAAACAAAGGCGTACATGTATCCAAAGACGAAAGGGTTACAGCGTAGAACATCGCCGATATTAGTAGGTGCAGGTTGGAAGATAAGAGGCGGAACATTAAGGAAGCGTGTAAATAGGTCGATAACAGATACACGTTGGAATTACATAAGAATGATGGTAGACCTACCTTATGCGAAGGCATTAAATGAAGGGTATAGTAAGAACAACTTAGTTGCACGTCCTTTTATGAAGCATACGAAGGCATTGGGCGTAATACAAAAAAGTGTGATAGATAAACATATAAAAATGATTTGGTAAATGGCAAGGACAGTACAAGAAAGCTACGATTATATAGTTACTTATCTAGTAAATACATTTGCTAATGTAGGTGTAACAATAACGCCGTCGTTATGGAGCCAAACTAATAACATTAGGTTATTATGTTGGTCGATTGCTATAGCGCAAACATTAGAAGAACAACTACAGGACAAGTATTTAGCTGATATAACGGCTATTCAAAAAAAATCAACACCATCTAGTAAGGCATGGATACAATTCCAAGTACTTAAATTTCAATATTCATCTACCAACCCGCAATACTTGGTCAATGTAGGGGGTGTATTTCAATATGCGAATGAGAATGAGGCGTTAAGAATAATAAAAGGCTGTGTTGTTCACACTACACCGAGCGGCGTAGTAAAGATTAAGGTAGCTAAAGACTCTCCCCTAGTCGCTTTGTCCGCACCTGAATTGAGTGCCTTACAAAATTATTGTAACTTAAAATTCACGGCGGGTATAACGTATGTTGCCGAATCTATAGATAGCGATAAACTTTATATCAAAGCAACGATATATTACAAGGGCGTTTATTCATCTGTAATACAAGCATCCGTAATAGGTGCGGTAAAGGCTTATTTGGAAACATTATCGTTGAATGATGCGGGCGGTGAAGTCATAGTAAGTACATTAATTAATCAAATAAAGAGTGTGGATGGTGTGAATGATGTAGTATTAGAAAGGGTGTCGGCGCGCTCGGACGCACAAGCATTATTTGGCGGGATTGACTTGGTACTAGGAAACGATGTTATCAATAGAAAGTATATACCCTTCGCAGGCTACACGGTTGAGGAAACGACGGCATCGAATACATTTCAAGACACATTAACTTTTATCCCTGAATAATGATAGTAGACCCATTTTACGACGTAGCAATGACGCAACTAGCAAAGGATGTTCTCCCCCCTGACGAGCGCACGCCTGAAAATATTGCATTATTAGGAAGTATGTTGGTAAGGCATGGACAAAAACACGAATACTTTTTAAGTCTTATGCGTGGGGCTGATATTCAGATGGGGATAATTGAATGGACGACTTCGAGTATATTAAAGGGTGAAATATATTTTAATGGAATAACAGAAGGTGTGTATGAATGTGTGAATGATACAATTACAGAGCCCGGTACGTCTAGCGATTGGGATAAAGTGTTGGACTCATTCATAGGGTTTAACGAAAGTGTATACTTTGGGGATGGGTTGATAGCCTTAACGTATGCATTGAATCGACGTTTTGCAACCACATTCAAAGATGACCCTCTTGTATTTACGAGCGATATTTATGTAGAGACCATACCAGTAGTAGACGATATGTTTCAGATAGGGTATGATGAAAGTAGTAGTAGTGCGATATTTTCTGACACATGTACTGAATCAATTACCGCTGAGGATACTGTAAGCATAACAAATACTTTTACTATATACGTGCCGTTATGGAGATTCCCGACAGTAGGGATTAATGAAGAAAAGATGATAAGGAATTTTGTTGATAATTATATACCATCAGGATTAGAATACACAATAGAAACATAT